GAAGGGCCAGCTCACCACCGCGCAGCAGTCCGAACGCATCGCGAAGTGGCTGGAGCCGCTGCTCGCCGACACCGGCCTCGCCCCGATCGTCGTCCTCGACCCGTCCGCCGCCCCGCTGCGCACCCAGATGCGCGCCGACGGCTGGCCCGGCCTGCGCACCGCCGACAACCGCGTCGACGTCGGCATCCGCAACACCGCCAGCCTGTTCGCGGGCGGCCGGCTGTTCGTCGACCCGCTCCGCTGCCCCGTGCTGTGGCGCCAACTCCTCGGCTACGTGTGGGACGCGAAGCCGCTGGAGCGCGGCGTGGAGCAGCCGAAGAAGGAGAACGACCACGGGCCGGACGGGCTGCGCTACGGGGTGCAGGCGGCCCGCTCGGCGTGGCGCACGTGGATGCCCGACCTGGCCGCTGCCGACGACGAACACGCCCGCCACGCCGCGTGACACCCCGGGCACAGGCTCGCGCGTGTGCTGATCAACCCCGGTAGCCAGTGGCCCCCGCCCGGTCACGCCGACATGCGGACCCGCTGGCGCGGCTGGCGGGCGCTGTGGTCCGGCCACCTCGACTGGCTCAAGCGGGACCTGCCCGCGCTCGCCCCCGGCGGCTACTGGGCGCGCCGCGCGCTCAAGCCCGGCGGACGTGAGCTGCACGTGCCGCTCGCCGCGGACATCGCCCGCACCAGCGCCACCCTCGTCGCCGGAGACACCCCCGCCCTGAAGTGGGAGGACGACACCGCGGCACAGGACGCCTGGAACAAGCTCGCCGACGCGCTCGGCTGGGCCAACCTGCTGCTGGAGGCGTTCGAAGTCGCCAGCGCGACCGGCGGCGCGTACCTGCGCCCGGCGTGGGACGAGACCGTGGCCGACCACCCCCTCGGGCAGGTCGTGCCCGCGGACGAGGCGCTGCCCGAGTTCCGCTTCGGCCGGCTGCGGCAGGTGACGTTCGTGCAGGAACTCCCCGCGCCGGACGGCTGGAACCAGCTGGAGGGCGGCGAGGTGTGGCGGCACCTGGAGCACCACGAGCCGGGGCAGATCCGGCACGAGCTGTGGCTGGGCAACCTGTCCAGCGTCGGCGCGCCGCGCCCGCTGGCCGACCACCCCGCCGTCGCGGGCCTGCCGGGGCTCATCAACACCTCGTCGATCCGGCCCGGCCGCATCCTGTGCGAGTACTTCCCGAACGACCTGCCCAACGCGCTCACGTCGCTGCCGCTCGGCCGCTCCGACCTTCAGGGCGTGGAGACGCTGCTGGACGCGCTGGACGAGGTGGTCGACTCGTGGATGCGGGACATCCAGCTGGCCAAGGCCAGGATCTTGGCGTCCAAGGAGGCCATGGACCCGGTCGCCACGGGCGGCACTGGCGGCGTGCGCGGCTTCCTGCGGGGCCGCGTGAACAGCACGCCGGCGCGCGCGTTCGACACGGACGCGGACGTGTTCGAGTGGATGGACATCCCCGGCGAGGACACCAACGGGCGCCCGATGCCGTTCACGTTGGTGCAGTTCGCGATCCGGGTCGAGGAGCACGAGCGGTCCGCGCTGGCGCTGATCGAGCAGATCGTCAGCAGGGCCGGGTTCGCGCCGCAGACGTTCGGGCTCAACGTGGACGGCCAGCTCTCCGGCACGGCGATGAAGCGCAGGGACATCCGGTCGCACCAGTCGAAGGACCGCAAGCGCCGCTACGGCAAGGGCGCGGTGGAGCGGTTCGCCGAGACGCTGCTGCTGATCGGCGCGGCGAAGTTCCGCACGGCGAAGCCCGCGAAGCCGCCCGCGCTGGAGTGGAAGGAGACCAGCCAGGCGGACCCACTGGAGAACGCCCAGGTGATCGAGCTGCTGCGCCGGGCACAGGCCGCGTCGGACGAGGTCGTGGTGCGCATGGCGCACGGCGACTGGGACGACGACCAAGTGGACGAGGAACTGGCCCGGCTGGCCAAGGCGCGCGCGGAACTGCTGGCGCCCGCGCTGGACGGCACGGAGCCGCCGCCCGGCACCGACCCGCCCGCGCAGGACGTGCCGCCCGCCGACGGCGAGGAGTAGCCGGTGGTGCTGGGCGTCAACCCCGAGGCCGCCTACCGCTCGATCAAGGCGCTGACCGACGTGTGGGAGGTGGCGTCCGAGCGGATGCTGGCGACCGTGGCCCGGCGCCTGGCGCGCGGCATCGACCAGCCGGGCTGGGCTGAGGCGAAGGCGCGCGAGGTGCTGCTGGTGCGCTCCGAGCTGGCCGCGGTCGTGCAGCGCGCGGGGGCGGGGCTGGAGCAGCAGGCGACGGCGGCGCTGGAGGAGGCGTACGGCATCGGCGGCGCGGTGGCGGCGCAGCTGGGCGAGGTGGCTGTCGAGACGAACGTCGGCCGCGTCGTCGCGCTCGTGACCCGGTTCGTGGGGCAGATCCGGGGCGCGGCGCTGCCTGTGATCCGAGCGCACGAGGACGTCTACCAGCGGGCCATCCGGGACTCGGAGACGCTGATGGCGACCGGCACGATCGTGCGGCGCGAGGCGGTCGCGCAGGCCGTCGATCACCTGCTCGTCGAGGGCGAGGACCGGTTCGTGGACGCGGCCGGGCGCCGCTGGCATCTGGACTCGTACGTGCGTATGGCGGGCCGGACCGTGTCGCAGCAGGCTGCGGTGCAGGGCCAGTTCGACGGGATGGTGGCGCGCGGCCGGGACCTGATCGTGGTGTCCGACTCACCGCGCGAGTGCCTGCTGTGCCGCCCGTGGGAAGGCAAGCTGCTCTCGATCACGGGCAGCACGCCGGTCGGGTTCGAGGTGGACGGGCACGTCGTGTTCGGCACGGTCGAGCAGGCTCACGAGGCCGGTTGGCAGCACCCGAATTGCACCCACCGGGGCGATCCGTTCACGCCGGGCCTGACGCGCGTGCCGGAGCCGAAGGCCAACCCGGAGGGCTACGCGCAGGCGCAAAAGTTGCGGCGGCTGGAGCGCGAGGTACGCGAGCTGAAGCGCCGGCGGGCGGCGGCGGACGAGCTGGGCGACACGGCGACCAAGCGACGGCTGAACGCGCTGATCCGGGCCAAGCACGCGGCCATCGCGTCGCACGCGGCGGCGACGGGGCAGAACCGGCGGCGGGAGCGGGAGCGTCCCGTCGGCGGGTGACGAAGTGCCCGGTTCAGAGGGTGGATGTATTCATCACTAACCGATCAGCCTTCGGCCTGTCCGGCGAGCACCTTGTCGATGGTGACGCGGCTGATGCCGGTGAGCTGGTGCACGCGGTGCTTGCTGATACCGGCGGCGACGGCGGCCCGGATGCGCCGGTCGCGGTCGCGGTGGACCGTGACCCACTCGGCTAGCGCCGCCTCCGCGCGTTCTTGGTCCGTCACACACGCGACCGTACCTGTACAGGTTTGTACGGTCAAGGGGTTGCATGTACAGAGGTGTACATGTACAGTTGTGTACAGCAGCAAGGAACACCGAAGCCCCGGAGGAAGACATGGACCGCCAGCTCACCCCCGCCGAGTTCGAGATCTACAGCGCCTACCTGACCTTCGGCACCACCTGGGTCGCCCTCGCTGACCTCCGCCCCCTGGTCGAGGCCACCCGCGAGGAGCAGGACGCGGCGCTGATCTCCCTGGCCCGCCAGGGCGACGCGATCCTCGCCACCGAGGCCCACCGGGTCCGCAACTCCCCGGCCTACGTGGCGGCGGCGCTGCGGATGGGCGCCGAGGCCAAGGACCTCATCGCCTTCGAGGAGGAGTGACCGGCCGGCGGCCCCTCCGGGGGCCGCCTCCCTTCCCCGCCCACCCCGCACCGCCCGGAAGGACCCCCGTGGACGTCGTCGCCCTCACCACCCTCATCCGCTGCCTCGCCCCCGCCGACCGGGCCGTGCCGCTCGTCGAGCTGCGGCGCTCGCTGGCCCGCCACCCGCGCGCCCTGGTGGACGAGGCGCTCTGCTGGCTGGCCCGCCAGGAGGACGTGCACCTGTGGTCGGAGGCGGACCAGAAGCGGCTCACCGCGGACGACCGGGCGGCGGCGCTGGTGCTGGGCGGGGTGCCGCGTCACCTGCTGCTGATCACCGCCTGACCGGGAGGCCCTGCACCCACCTCGCGGTGTGGGGCCTCTCGTGTGCCTCTTACCCCATCGATCACTAATGAATATATCCACCCTTGGACCCCGGAAAGGGACCCCGTGCACCCCGTCAAGATCTTCACGTTCGGCTACCTCCACCCCCGCCCGGCCGTGCTCGACACCGCCGACATCACCCTCGACCTGAGACGCTTACTCAAGGACCCGGCCCACGTCCCCGGCGGCGACA